ACGGATGACCGCCCGGAGTTCCAGCACATGATAAAGGACAGCGCGAAGAAAATCTTCGATGTGGTTCTGGTCTGGAAGCTGGACCGCTTTGCCCGGAATCGGTTCGATGCCGTGAACTACAAGTACCAGCTGGAAAAGAACGGTGTCCATCTGGTGTCTGCCATGGAACCCATCTCGCAGGGGCCTGAAGGCATTATGGTGGAGAGTATGCTGATTGGCATGGCGGAATACTATTCCGCCGAACTCGCCCTGAAAGTGGCGCGCGGTGAGCGCGAAAATGCCCTCCAGTGCAAGTACAACGGCGGTGTGGTGCCGCTGGGCTTCACCATTGGCAAGGAGGACAGGCTGTACCATATCGACCCGGAGACGGCTCCCATCGTGCAGGAGATATTCACCCGGTACGCCGACGGCGAACCGGCTGAGAAGATTGCAGCATCCCTGAATGAGCGCGGTCTGCGCACCCGTACCGGCAAGCCCTTTGTCAAGAACAGCTTCTTCCAGCTTTTCCGGAACCGCCGCTACATCGGCGAATACCGCTATAAGGACATCGTGACACCGGGCGGCATTCCCGCCATCGTGGATGAGGACTTGTTCAACCGGGTGCAGCAGCGTTTTGAGCAGAACAAGATTGCCCACGGTCGCCCTGCAAAAGAGGATGTGAGTTATCTGCTGACCACCAAGCTGTTCTGCGGCAAGTGCGGTACGCTCATGGGCGGTGAGAGCGGCACGAGCCACATGGGAAACACCTACTATTACTACAAGTGCGGCAAAGCCAAACGCCACGGCAAGGCGCACTGCGATCTGAAAGCCATCCGCAAAGAGCCGTTGGAACGGTTCGTGGTGGAGACTGCCATCAAGGTGATCTTCAGCGATGAAATCATCGAACGGCTGATAGATTTAATTATGGAAGCCCAGCAGCAGGAGAACACCCGGCTGCCTGTCCTGAAAGACCAGCTCCGGGATACAGAGAAGCGGCTGGCAAACCTTCTGGAAGCCATTGAACAGGGCATCCTGACCCCGACCACCAAGCAGCGGTTGGACGAGCTGGAAGCCCGGAAAGAAGCCCTGAACACCAGTATTCTGGAAGAAGAGCTGAAAAAGCCCGTCCTGACCCGTGAGTGGATTCGGTTCTGGCTTGAAAAATTCCGCAAGGGTGACGTGAGCAGTACAGAACACCAGCGGCAAATCATTGATACCTTTGTCAACTCGGTCTACGTCTTTGACGACCGGGTAGTGCTCAATTTCAACTTCACGGATGATTCCAAAACCATCTCCCGTGAAGAGGTTTTGGGTTCGAGTGCTGTGGAGAATGCTCCACCAAAAGACCCGACTCATTCGAGTCGGGTCTTTTTGTTTTGGTGGACGGTACAGGACTCGAACAGGGCGGCCACGCCGCAGGCGGGGCAATCAAAGCCCCAGTGGGGCTTTGATTAGTGCGCGGTTCCCAACGCGTAGGAATGTCTACCGGGATGACTACCGTCTGGTGGCGGACGGTACAGGACGAGAACAGCAATGAATAAAGGCAGGGTATCACCATGGCGGTGGTGCCCTGCCTTTTGCTATTTTTCACAAAGTATGATATACTCGGATTCGTTCAATAAATTGAAATTTGGAAGGTTGAATTATGTGGAATGAATTAGGCATAAGCGGAGGAACCGCAATTGTTATTTTGATTGCGCTGTATTTCGTTATCAAATGGGCAGTGAAAAATGGCATCAAAGAAGCCTACCGTGCTATCACTGGAAAGAAAACCGATGAAGACATCCAAAACGAAAAAGAACTGAAAGAACTTGGATTGGATTCAAAAGATCAATAACTTCCCGTTTGTCGTACTCGTTTCTCGCAGGGTTTGGGGCACCGCACGCCCCAACAAGAGCACTTCGGAAACTCGCAAGAGTTTGAGAAGTGAACTCTGTGCCCCCAACACCCCTCTCCTGAACAACAAAAACCCAGAACTGCAAAGCCGCTCCGGCGGTGCAGTTCTGGGTTTTTGCTGGTCTTATTTACACCACCGGGCAAATTCCTCGTCGGTGCATTTGACGTAGTGGCTGCTCTCCACATGGTGGCTGGTGCCCTCGCCCTCCAAAGGAGAATAGTCCCAGTCGGTTTCTTCGTCAATATATCGCCGCCCATCATCCGGCAGTTCCAGCGGCTCCGCAAGAACGATGGTGCCCCAGTGATTGACCATCACAAAGGGTGCGATTTCGCAAGGGATGCCCCGGCACTCATCGTCGTGCCGGACATCGTAGGCGTACAGGCCATCCGGGACAGTATCTCTCTTGATGCGGATGCTGGTGAACAGCGCAGGCTTTCCGCAAACCGTAATTTCCTCGTAGTGTTCGGTCATTGCATGAAAGGTCATAAGGCGTTCCTCCTTAAATTTCAATGATAAAAGCTCTAAACTTCTCTTTGTAGAAATCCATTGCACTCTGCGGCAGGGAAGTCAGATTTCCTTCGTTGTCACATCCGGCCAGAAATCCCGGCCCGGCAAGAACATCGGCTCCATCCCACAGCGGGCGATTGAGCGGCAGGCCAAGCAGCTTGCCTTCATCGTTGCAGACCAGCGTAACCTCTGAGCCGGAATCGCTTAATGTGATGCATTCGATCAGTCCGCCTACAAATTTCTGCATGGCTTCAAGGGTGTTGTCCAGCTTAATCTCCTTTGGCAACTCCATTGGCAGGAGCGCAAGGACATTGATTTTTTCCTCTTTCATTGTGTGTCTCCAAATAAAAACAGGACAATCCACACGGACTGTCCTGCAAAAAGTAAAGGGGGAGCATCCGAAGATGCTCCCCCAGTAGATAGTTATTTTTTTCTTACCAGGCAGCGTTTTTTGAAGAATGCGATGCCATAGCAGAGGATGTCATCATAGTCGTCCCGGAAGTCCGCTGCGTACATCCGGTCATTGATCTGCTGAATGGCGGTATCACAGGCATCTGGCAGAGCATCCAGAGTTTTGGCATACTTGGCTTCAAAAATTGCCACACGGCCATTGCGGATATCCTTTACAATAACATCGCTGCGCCCCTCGCCATGCTCTTTGTTGGATTCCACCACATAGCCAGCACCAGTAAAGATGCCTGCAAGGAAAGCGTGGTAAAAATCCTCCCGATAGTCATGGTAGCTGATGGTTATGCGCAGCAGCTTGGTCATTTCTTTTGTCAGAGCTTCGCTGTTTCCGCTCCAGACTGCATCAAACAAAGGGCTTCGGTTCCATGCCTTTGCACTGTCGTCAAACCATTTGCTTACAGTGGTTTCAAAAATTTCCCGAATCTCTGCATTGGGAATCATCAGCGCAGAGCAGCCATCCGGCAGCGAATCCATCAGATCCTTATCCCGCACCTTGGTCAGATAGCCTGTCAGATACAGCACACTCCAAAGATTTTCCTCAGAGGAGTGTAGATAATCGTAGGTCAGGTTTTCTTCAATATGCTGAACAATGGAGCCGCCTGCCATCAGCGTTTCGAGCTTCGTGGTGATATTGTCGCCTGCATAGTCGATGAAAGAACGGATAATAGCATTATCGCTGGTGTTTTTCCAATAGCTTTTCGGCTTCTGTGCTACACCATACTGGAAATCTCGCAGATAACTGATCACGTCCCACGGACAATAAATGTCTGCATCGCCAAAATGATAACCGTCGTACCATGCCTTGATTTCAGCAGACTGCGATTCAAGACCAGCATCTTTCAGCATTTGATCTACATCTGCCTGTGTGAAACCAAAGGATTCGCTCAGCCGGGGAGAAAGAATCGTATCCGAAACGAAATTGTTCGTCCCGGTAAAAATGCTTTCTTTGGCAATTTTCAGGCAGCCAGTAACAACAGCAAAGTCGAGGGAGGTGTTGTCTTTGAGCGTGGTGCTCATCATAGCCCGCATCACGTCCAGCATCTGCGAATAATATCCGTTGCTGCTGGCTTTGGCAATGGGAACATCATACTCATCCAGAATGACGACCGCCGACTTTTTGAAATGGATTTCCAGCATCCGGGTCAATAGCAAAAAGCAGCTTTTGGTTTCATCCATTGATGCAGTGCGTCCCAGAATCCGCTTAAAGATGCCTTTGTCATCGTCGGAAATAGCATCGTCGTCCAAAAGAAACTGATAATCCTGAAATGCAAATGCCAGCTTCATGCACAGCATTCCATAGGCACTTTCAAAGGTCAGACCGTCCGTGTCCTTGAAAGAGAAAAAGACCACAGGACACTGATTCATCCACTTTTTGCAAAGTTCCGTATTTTTGGAGATCGCCAATCCCTCAAACATCTGCTTGCTGTCTTTGGTGATGTCCAGAAAATTTGCGAGAGTGCTCATACCGAGAGATTTTCCGAAACGACGAGGGCGAGTAATCAAGTTGACTTTAGGAATGCCGCCATCCAGAATCTCTGCAATCAGATTGGTCTTATCAATATAATAATATCCTTTGGTACGAATCTCTGAGAAATTTGAGATCCCAACAGGAAACTGCAAATCTGCCATGCAATGCTCCTTTCCGCTCATAGAGATGAGCTTTCAGAACTTACTACTGTAAGTGTACCATGAAATATAGAATCATACAAGAATCAAGTGACATCGAAATAGAGCAGTTTTATTATGCTACGTTCAATCTGGTGGCTTTATAGCAGTCTGCGCACATTCCATCATGGGTAGCTGCAAATTCTGCCGCCTGCATGATGGAGCCATCTTTCAACTTAACTCTCTTGATGGGTTGATTACAGCGGACACAGATGCAGGGCATGGGCGGCTGTTCCTGCTTCGGGCTAGCGGATCTCGGTTTCGGCTGCTTTTGCGGTTCTGCCTCCGGCTGCGGTGCAGCATCTTCCGGCAAATCCTCTCCGGCATAGACATAGAGACCAAGGCCGAACATAGCAAGGTTCTTCACCAAGCACCGCATGATAGCCTTATTCACATCGAACATGGAGGCTGCTTCTACGGTGCGTTCTTCCATGCCGATTTTTTCACGGCGGCGAGTCTGCGGATTGTAGTCCCATTTCGGGGTGGAGTAGGTGTAAGGCACAGCTTTCATGGCTTTGTTTGCGCCATCCAGTACAGGCAGCCACATTTCGTGCGAAACGCCCTCTATCGTGACCGAGGTATACACCATGAAGCCGGTGATCGGGTCATAAACATAGGGCAGGCCGTTGAATTTCTTGACCTCGTAGCTGGCAGCGGGATACAGCTTCTTCACCTCTGCCCAGGCATACGCCCAGCTTACATATTTCAGTTCCGTGCTGCCGGACTTTTTGACTTCCAGATGATCTTTGAAGTCAATAGCAAATAATTTTACGAATGGATTTTCCATAAGAATGCCTCCAATTCTGATAAAGAAAAAGGGCACAACAGCGTCAACTGTTGTGCCCCATGATGTGAAAATTACGGATTGAGCAGAAAATCAATGATGTTTCGATGAATGATTCCGTTTCGGCTTAAATTTATCAAATCACCACTGATAACATACTTAGGATAGTTGTCGTGCAGCCGCTCAAGATTACCGAACTCCCGTTCCTCATCGGCGGGAGTGATCAGGTAAGCAACCTGAATATAGAGCTTTTCATCTCCACGGTAGCAGATAAAATCAATTTCGGTGTCGTCCAGCTTGCCGACCTGAACTTCATAGCCACGGCTCCGCATTTCCAGATATACGATGTTCTCATACAGCTTGTTGCTGTCAAGTTTTTCGCTTTTCTTGATAACGTTCCGCAGGCCAAGATCGACTGCATAGTACTTTTCTGTGCTGGACAGGAGCGCTTTTCCTTTGATATCATAGCGGCTTGCATTCAGAAGGATAAAGGCTTCCTTGAAATAATCAACGTAGTTCAGTACGGTAGCAGTGGTTGTCTTGATTCCTTCCGAAACCATGCGTCCACTGATATTACGGGCAGAAAACGGATTGCCGATATTATCCAGCAGGAATGCAAGGACATTACGTAATGCGGTCTGTTCGCGAATATTGTGGCGCAGCATGATGTCACGGACAATGATAGCCTCGTAAAGATCGTCCAGATAGGTGGTGATTGAATGATCGTCAGGGAGGAAGAAACGCTGCGGAAAACCGCCGTACTTCAAATAGTCTGCGAAGAGCTTTTCATCCGAAGTATAGGTTCCGTTTTCAATGCATTGCTGTTTTGCTTCGGCCAGCGAAAAGGGGAAAACCTGAATCTGGATGTATCGTCCGGAAAGATAGGTTGCCAGTTCGCCGGAAAGCAGCTTGGAATTGGAGCCGGTCAGGTAAATATCACAATCGAAATCGACACGAAGAGAATTGATTGCAATCTGCCAGCGCTCCACCTCCTGAATCTCATCCAGAAGAATATAGATTTTGCCGGTGCAGCCTTCCGCTTTTTTTGCGATGTAGTCGTAAAGCGTTTCTGCAGTACGGGTGTTGCGGAAGCGCATGGACTCAAAATTGGCCTGAATAATGTTCTGTGCGGGAATGTTGCGCTGGAGGAGCACGTCCTTGATCTGACCGAGAAGGACTGTTTTTCCACAGCGCCGGATTCCAACCAGAACTTTGATCAGATCCTGATCGATAAAAGGAATGATCTTATCCAAATAACTTTTGCGCAGAACCATCGTGCATCACCTCATATTCTTATCTTAGCATACAATTATTATTGTGTAAACAGTATTGTGCTTTTCTATTAAACAAAAATAGCTAAAGCGCAAATTTTGTGTGCCTATAGGCGTACAAAAATTATGCTGCATGGATAATGGTAAACCTGCGGCTGCTTACATTCTTGCTGTACCGATTGAAAATATCGGGCTGTTCTTTCTTCAAACGCTGGGAGTCTACCCGTTTACTTTCGGAGGATACCCAGGACACCTTGTAGCCCGGTGCTGTACCATAGGCGGCGTCCTGCATCTCCAACTTCACCTGCTGTTCAATAGAGGCTTTTTCCTGCTCCAGCTGTTCGATCTGGTCAGAAAGCTCCTGCCGCTTATCCAACAGGTCGCGGATGGGATTCAGATCGGCAGTTTTGTTTCGAGCATCTGCAGAGTACAGCTGATTGATCTGCTGTGTATCCCCCTCGCTTCCGGTAGGTACAGGCGGAATTTCGGGCATCACGTTGTATTTCCAGAAGTGCTCTTCTCTGGCAATGAGGTTGTTCAGAACTTCTTTGTCGGTTGTGATCTTGTGGATCACCAGCTCCTTCCCGAAAATCAGAGCAGCAATGTACCAGCAGTCAAAACCGCTGACAGCCAGATAGTGATTGACCTGAGCCATGTAATGTGCAGGGATTTTTCCATCAGCCCATTTGTCCGCAGAAAACGGCGAGACTGTCTTGCACTCCAGCCCGGCCTTCTGTCCAACGATCAGGCGGTCAAAATCTGCCAGAAGCAGCGGATGTTCCTCACTCTGGTAAATGGCATTTGCTCGGCGTACCTTCAGACCGGTGGCCTCGGTGAAGCGTTGTACTACATAATCCTCCAAATCACGACCCTGCCGCATGGCTTCGTTGTCGATATTTTCAATGGTATCGCTGATTTTATCGTGGTACACCTGAAATGCCGAGCGGTAGGGATTCAGGCCAAGGATAGCCCCGGCATCCGTGCCGGTAATGCCGCATTTGCGATAACGGAGCCAATCTTCTTTGGACAGGTTCAAAGTTGAAATCAATCTTTTCATGCACTTTGCATCCTTTCTCTCATAATTGATTCGGTAATGATGAAGTCGTATTCCACCAAGTCTTTCATAATCGTGGAAAAGTCACTGGCCAATGAATGGCAAGAGCCAACCCACAGGTCATAAAGAAAATCCAGAATATTATTTTGCACCCTGAGATGGTTCCAGTAGCGCTCCTCTAGTCTGCCCTCGGATTCCAAAACAATAATGGCGGTGCTGATGGTACTTTTCATCGTAATCTCATAAGCCGTGGTAACGCTGATTTCAGAAGCACTCTTCTCAACGTTGTCAAAAAATTCCGTGAATTCCCTGAAAATGCGGTTATTTACATCATTCATGGCTTGCTCCTTTATGCTGCGGCCAGCACCATCTTGTAAGCCTTGTCGATCATCGGGTTGCCCTCTGCGGTGCGCAGGAACAGGTTCTCGTTATAGTTTTTGGTCTTGCGGAGAGGGTCTGCGTGGGTGGCAAAATCAGAGACTGCGTTGATAAAGCGCCAACCGTTCTTGCCGACCCATTCCAGATCCGGTGCGTTGTAGTAGCGAGCCTTCAGTTCTTCCTGCAGGCGCAGATTATTCTTCCGCTGGCAATCGGACAGGTCCTCAGAAATCGGGAAAAACTCATTGATGAACTCCTGCACCTTGTGATCGGATAAATCGATGCGAGCCAGCTCTTCGCCACGGTTGCCGAGTTCAATCATATAGTTGCTGGCCAGCTGCAGGTTTTCACGGGCATCCTGCACGCGGAGCAGAACATTTTCGGTGTGGCGTGCAGTCCAGCTGCGCTTTGCGGTATTCAGCGCAAGGTTCAGAGTATTCTGGCAGACCACGCGGATTGGAGTCATGGCCACTTTCACACCAGAACTGCCGTCATGACTGTTGAAGATTACAAGATATGGTACTACTTGATCTCCAGCGATAAGATATTTCCTCGGAAGCCTTGCCAGCATCCAGACCTTCTTGCCGCCCTGCAAGGAACCTGCGGTTTCATAGGTGACCCCCTCACCCAGCAGGTCATCCGTGAACTGGAACGCTTCTTCGTTCTGCACAATGCGGTAGCGGTCAGACACCACGCCCAGAACAGCTTCATCCGTGCTGCGGACATTGGCACGATAGCCGGGGATCATAGCACCCGTGCCGGAATAGATGTTGCGGCTTTCCACCTGCCAATCCAGACCAGCCAGCTCCAAGGCTTCACGGCTTGCAGGGGCATCCATAACGATACGGCCAAGACCATGCCAAGGGGTCTCACGGACAGAGAACATCGTTTCAACATTTGCGGGCATAGTAAAATCTCCTTTTCAGTGTACTGTGATCAATTGTTGTTTTCCATTTCTTCAGCGATGCGGACGAGGACTTCCACCAGGACGGTGCCAACCTCTTTGACGATTTCGGACCAAAAGTTCATAATGCTTTCTCCTTTCTGCGCAGCTGCGCTTTAAAATACGATGGTAATAATGATAGTGATGGTGCGGAATAACAAAATGCTCACCTCCAGACATGAAAAAGCCCCTGAGTCTTTCGACTCAGAGGCTTTGGATCATGATTATTATATCTGGGTGAAAAATGGAAATTTATGAATGGCTGTTGCAGAGTGCGCCTTTTAGCGTAGGCTAAAAAAGCACAATGGACACGAGTGCAGACAATCAACTCAGAACTTTTCTTTGATAGAGCGTCCGGAACAAGTGTGCAGCCCGGTACTACGGACAACATTTTAATTTATTGGAAACTGTCTCTAATAGACAAAAAACATTTTGAACGCACGATTTTTCGTTTACTAAAAAACTGAAAAGTGCTATACTTGAAAATAGAAAAAATATAATATTTAATAGAATTTTTCACGCGGGAGGCAAAGACGATGGCAGTATCGTACAATAAGTTGTTCAAGCTGTTGATTGACAAGAAAATGAAGAAGAAAGAGCTGTGCGAACTTGCAGGGGTCAGCATAAGCACCATTGGCAAAATGGGACGTGGAGCGCCTGTTTCCATTGAGATGGTGGAAAAAGTTTGTCTTGCGCTAGGCTGTACGGCTGACGATGTATTGGATTTTATTCCTGATGATTTGGATAAAGAGACAACTGATAGTGTAGAATAAGGATGGTGGCTGAATGGGAAATATAATACAGTATCGGTTGCATCAAGCTGAAAGTCAGGTAGGACTGATGAGACCCGTCATCTATTGTGATGAAAAATACTGCGAAGATCTACACCAGGTTGCATTGAATGAGGAACTTGCGGCACTGCTCATCAAAATCAATCCAGAACGAAGAACTTTGAAGATTGAACGCTGTTTCCAGAAAGTCCTTGCTGATGTTCCGGAAAACAGTTGTATCCGAAATTTTGACGTGCTGTTCAATCCAGCATACAAGATAGATGTACTGCAACTTCTTACAGTTGCGAACCGAAGCAAGGCATTTTCTGTTTTGTGGCCAGGAACTGTGATAGACGGAAAATTGGTTTATGCAGAAGATGGATATGATGACTATAAAGAATACGATATAGAGCAATACGACATAATCTGTGTTGTTTGAGGGAGGATAAAACGGTGAAGTACTCTGACTTGATCAGCTTTAACCCGATTGAGGATGTTATTCAGCTTGTGACAGCGGATGACAGCAATAAGGCACGAGAGTATGTGAAAACATACATAATGTCAGACGCGATGGTACAGAGCTTGAAAAGCCCTGTGCTAGAACAGCTTCAGATGGATGAAGTTGTTGACAACAAGGGTGTCCTCGTTGTGGGTAACTACGGTACTGGTAAATCGCATTTGATGAGTGTTATCTCAGCAATTGCAAAAGATGCTGATAACTTGCAATATCTCCAGAATAAGAAATTTGCTGAAGAAATGGAATGTATTGCAGGTAAATTTGAAGTCCTTCGCATCGAAATCGGCGGAACAAGAATGTCCCTGTATGACGTGATCATGGGATATGTTCAGGATGACTTTGATGAGCGTGGCATTGATTTTGATGTGCCAGAGTATAATAGTGTACGAAGCCCTAAAGCTGTTGTCAAAGATATGATGGCAGCATTTTCGGCAAAATATCCGGATAAAGGCTATCTGATTGTTGTAGATGAGTTCCTTAGCTACTTATCTTCTCGGAATGAACGTGAAATCGTTTTGGATCTGGAATTTTTCCGTGCGCTGGGTGAGATGTGCTCCAAGAGCAAGCTTCGAGTTATCTTTGGCGTACAGGAAAAGATTTTTGACAATCCTCGGTTCAGTTTTGTATCGGATAATTTGAAGCATGTCTCTGATCGTTTTACACAGATGATCATCACCAAAGAGGCAACATCTTATGTTGTGTCTGAGCGTATTTTGAAGAAAACGCCGGAGCAGAAGGCTTTGATCCGTAAGCATCTGGAAAAATTCTCGATGCTTTACACAGGCATGTCTTCCCGGATGGATGAGTTTGTGGACCTGTTCCCAATCCATCCGTCCTACATTGACGTGTTCAACAAAATTTACCTGATAGAAAATCGACATATTCTGAAAAACATCTCGATGACAATCCGCGACATTTTTAACCGTGATGTGCCAGAGAACGAGCCGGGCATCATCTCTTTTGATAATTATTGGCCTGCAATCAAATCCAACGGATTGCTCAAGAGTGACGTAACCATCAACCGTGTTGTTACTGCCAGTGGACAGCTGGAGGATATCATTAACCGTGCATTCCCTAAACCCGCATACAAGCCGCTGGCAATTAAAATTATCTATGCACTGAGTGTCCATCGTCTGACTACGAATGGCCTGGATGTACATTTCGGACTGACGGCAGAGAACTTGAAAGATGATCTTTGCTTGTTCCTGACGATGCCGGAGCAGGATGCGGACTTCTTGCTGGCTCTAATCAAAACTACGTTGAAGGATATTATGACCACGGTATCCGGTCAGTTTATTATCTATAACGATGCTAATAACCAATACTACATTGATGTGGATAAGGTTGTTGACTATGATGAGAAAATCAAACAAAAAGCTTCCATCATGGCAGATGGCGAGCTGAATCGTTATTTTTATCAACTGATTTATAGTTGCCTTGATTGGGACGCAAAGCAGTATGTTCCAGGATTTGAGATTTACCAGCGTGACCTGAACTGGGACAGCCATAACATTTTCCGTGAGGGCTATCTATTCCTTGGTCTGCCGGGAGAGCGCAGTACTGCACAGCCGGAGCGCGATTTCTATATCCATATCATGCCGCCATATAGTACCGGCAGTATTGCGGTGAAAAATCTGGAGGACGAAGTTTACTTTTTCTTCAAATCTACCGCAGAGTTCAAGGAAATTCTGGGAATCTTCTCTGCTGCGAATGCACAGGCGCAGATCAGCGAAGGCAAAGATAAGGATGCGTATCTGAACAAAGCAGCGATGAATCGCAAAAAGCTGATTAAGTATCTGAGTGAAAACAAGAACACCTGTTTTGATATCCAGTATAATGGGCAGAAGCGGCAGATGATCGAAGTGCTTCGCGGACGCTATAACAGGGATATGGATTTTAAGGACACCGTTGATCTGGCGGCTTCCCTGTGTTTGGATGAATATTTCTGCGGAAAATATCCGGATTATCCCACAATGAAAACAAAGGTGACTAGGAAAAATATAGCAGAAAATGTACGGCAGGCGTTTGACTATTTTGCAGGTCGTAAAACGCAGACTGCGACCTTGATGCTCCAGAGTTTTGGTGTTCTGAATGGCGATAAGATTCGACCGGAAGGTTCCAAGTATGCAGCTTACTATATTGACCAGCTGAAACAGCTGCCGCCGCAGGGCGTTATCAATTATTCGGATATCTTTGATGTCAAATACGATGATCAGTACGAAGATAAGCATTTCAAGATCAACTACCTCTTTACACCGATCATCTTCCTGTCCATGGTATATGCGGGCTATGCAACGATGACTCTGCGCAATGGCACTGTTCTGAGTGCATCGAATCTGGATACGGTGCCTCGCATTGGTGCTTTGGACTTGTATGATTTCAAATATCTGGCACGACCTGCACAGATGGCAATGGCAGAGCTGAAAAAGCTCTTTGATGTGCTGGAAATCAATCCGGCTCTGCTGGACAACCCGAATGATCGTGATGAGGGTGTGAAGCAGTTGTTGAAAAAAGCGCAGGAAACGAGCAACTCTGCTGTTCTTGTGAACCAGAAACTGAACAATGGCTTTGAGCTTTGGAATGAACCGCTTGTGGATGCGCAGCATCTGATTGCTATGCAGAAAGCCTGTGCAGCAGTTAAGGATGAATTCAGCAATTATTCCGCTCGGTTCAATACTCCGGCGAAGCTGAATAACTTCACGCTGACCTTTGATGAAATTGATAAGCTGGCGGAGCAGATTGCACTGATCAAGGCGATTGCGGAGTACGTGACTTTCAAAACGGATTGCGCAAACAATGTTTCCTATCTGAGCAACATTGAGTTCATCGACCTTGGCGCAAACTTCAAACAAAAGCTGGAAGCTGCAAAAGATGAGTTCCGTTCTGCGCGCGATAGCATTCTGACCGGTACATCCGGAGATGCTGCTGCACAGAAGGTAAATGCTGCCCTTGAAAAGGTAAAGGAAGAGTACATCGGCATTTATTTTGAGGAACATAAGAAAAAGCGTCTAGATATTGACGATGCAAAGCGACGCGGTAAATTACAGGAGAGCCTTGCACTGACAAATCTGCGAAAGCTGCGCGGCGTTGAAATCCTTTCGGCAGCCAAACTGACAAAGATCGAGCAGGACATGGCAAACCTGAAGGTCTGCTATGAGTTGACCCCGACCGAACTGAAAACAACCCATATCTGTCCTCATTGTGGCTATCACCTTGGTGATCCGGTGCCGAATGTTGCAGGTCAGCTGGATAATCTGGATATTCGGATTGATGATTTGGTGACGGAGTGGACGCAGACTCTGCTGAATACGATTTCTGACCCGATTGTGGCAAGCCAGAAAGAGTACCTGAGTGCAGAACAGCAGAAAGCCATTGATGATTTTATTGCATCTGGTACTTTGCCGAAGCGTGTTGATGACTTCTTCATCAAAGCGATTCAGGCATTGCTGAAGGGCTTTGAACCTGTGGTAGTAGATGCAAAAGATTTGATGGACAAGCTGACGAAGCTGCCGCCGATGGATGAAGCTACCTTCAAACTGAAACTGAATGAGCTGATTGCTGGCTATACCAAAGGCAAAGACGAAGGTAAACTCCGCATTATTGTCAAATAA